CGGCTTAGGAATAATGACCAGCAGTCGTTTCCCGAAGGGGTCGATGGGCACTTGGGAGCGTTACGGTGGCGAACAGTTCGCTTCTTCTCCAGACAAGGCGACTCGCGAAGAGCAGATAATCGTGGCTAACCGCATTTCTGTCGAAGGTTATAAGCAGGTCGTTCATCGTGACCCAGATTGGGCTCGTCGTCAGGGAATTCCTGCCGTGTATTTATGGGACCAAAAGCCAGTAGGTCTCGGAGGATGGGGTTGTTACAAATCTCAATCCACGGGTAAGTACAGGATGAGTAAGCCAAAGTTCTTCTACTACGAGAATTTTAAAGATGTTCTTTTGTTCTCTTTTAAATTTAACGAAAGTAGTAAAGCCGTTCATGACTTGCAGATGTTTCTTAATCTCAAGGTCGACAGTGTGTATGGTCCAAAGACCAGACAAGCTCACGTTCATTACTTAAAGAAAAAGAAACTTTCAACTTCGGGTGTTCCCAAGGTAAAGAAATCTCCCAAGCAGGTAACTACTGCTGGAGTTAGTAAATCTTCTGTGGGTGTATCGGTAGTCAAAAGTTGCCCTCAGTGGGAAAGTAAACTGAAAGCGCAAGGGCTTGTTCCGGTAAAGAAGTTCTCGCAAATAATGTGGCGTGAAAGCCGCTGCCAAGAAAAAGTAATTTCGAAGAAGAACTCAAATGGCACGCGAGATTACGGTTTATTACAAATCAACTCTTCATGGCGGACAGTTACAAAGAACGTATGTGGTGTCAAAAACATTGATGCACTGCTTGACTCTAAGTGCAATCTAAAAGTTGCTCGTTATCTGTTTGATAACGGCGGGATAGGTCACTGGAAAGCAACTTCCGGTAGTTAAGACAAAAGTTTCCTAACAAGTCGCTCCATCGGAACAAGATGATGGTCGAGCAATGTTATTTTTTCATCTTCCATTCTTTTATTTCTTAGAACAGAGTTGAGTGGTCGATGAGCTGGCCTTTGGCTGCGGATGTCTTCAGTTTTTACGGGTTTCACGGGGGTGCTGATGCCGGCGAAATCTAGTACATTCTTTGCGAAATCGCACCAAGACGTTTGTCCTTGATTCGTCACGTGCCAAATACCGGGAGAATTAGAAATCGACATTTCAAGTATGCGTAATGAAGCATCGTCTGCAAATGTAGGGTGACCAATCTGGTCGTCGACAAAAGATAATTCCGAAGAGCCTTCCGCTATTCGAAGAATGGTCTTGACCATGTTTGAACCGTTCTTGCCGTTTACCCAAGACACACGTATGACCGAGTCTGTAGGCCTCATGCATGTTTCTCCTTGAAGCTTTGTTAAGCCGTATGTGGAGATAGGGGAAGGCGAATCGTTTTCTTCGTAAGGCGATTTTTTATTTCCGTCAAAAACATAGTCCGTTGAGATATACGTTACGTGTGCGCCTACTTGTGCAGCAGCTTGCACTATGAACCTAGTGCCGTCAGCGTTTATTGACTCCGCCTTGACTTGATGCTTCTCGCACTCATCCACGGCTGTCCATGCTGCACAGTGAATGATGTGTGTTGGCTGGTGTTTTCTTATCGAATCAATTACGTCTTGTTGATTGCTGACGTTGAGTCCTCGTTTGTCAAGCGCGACAGTTTCGTATCCGTGCTCAATGCTGCGTTCTACTATTTCTAAGCCAAGCTGTCCGCCAGCTCCAGTTACGAGAACCTTATGCATCCTTGAGGGGTTCCCACCACCAACGATTAGACCGATACCAGTCAATCGTGTAGCTAAGAGAGTCTTCGATATTGTGGAGAGGCTTCCAGCCAAGATTTGTAATTTTACTTACGTCTACTGAATAACGTCTGTCGTGTCCTTTTCTGTCCTGAACGCGCTCAATCCACTCGGCGGGGTCTTGCTCAAAGTATCGAAGAATCATTCCTACGAGGTCTATATTTGACGTACCGTTGCCAGCGCCTATGTTATAAATTTGTCCACTTTCACCATGTGTAAGAACTTTGTGTACAGCAGCGCAGTGGTCAAGAACGTCAATCCAGTCTCTTTCGTTGAGACCGTCTCCATATAGAGGTATTTTTTTGTTTTGAAATATGTTTGTGACAAATAGCGGTATTGCTTTTTCTGGAAACTGATATGGCCCGAAATTGTTCGTACACCTAGTAACCGAGACCGGTAGGCCGTGTGTGTGGAAGTGAGACAGCGCTATTAGGTCTGAGCCCGCCTTGGATGCCGAGTAAGGGGAACGTGGTTCTAGTGGGTCGGTCTCTAAAGACGAACCAGTCTCAACGGAGCCGTAAACCTCGTCAGTTCCGATGTGTACAACCTTTTTTACGCCTATATGTTGCGCTATGTTCATTACGGAATCGGTTCCAGTGCAGTTGGTACGTACGAAATCATCGGAAAGAAGTATTGACCTATCAACATGGGTCTCTGCAGCAAAATGGACTACGTAGTCAGCCCCCTTCATGGCTGCAAGGAGAGATTCTTTGTCGCAAACGTCTCCGTACGCAAAGTGGACACGTGGAGAATCTATGAAGTCGCTCATCGTCGTCAATAATCCTGCGTAAGTCAGCATGTCGTAAACTGTTACTTCGTCGTCTGTATTGTTTAGTACGTAGCGAACATAGTTGGAGCCTATAAACCCAGCTCCACCGGTTACAAAGTGCTTCACGTTATGTCCTTGAGTCGTAAATTGGTTTTAGCCCGGCCGGGATGTCTAATATCAGCGGATTGTTTTTATCCCTATCGGAAACGGTGGGATTTTCAATAGCATCGGCGATATGTATGCCTGGGTCGTTCCAGAGTATTCCCAACTCGTCGTTTTTGTTGTAGTAGTTATCAACCATATAGGTGATAGTCATGTCTGTTACTGAGTAAAACCCATGTGCCACGCCGGGCGGAATGAATAGGCCGCGGTGGTCGTGGGTGTTCTCGTCCACCATTCCAAGCCGTGTCGTGTAGGTATTGCCGTAAGTGGGGGAACCTTCTCTAATGTCGTGAAGAATAACCAAACACGCACCAAAGGGTACGTACCAATAATCTGCTTGATGTAAATGATAATGAAGACCTACTAGGCAGCCAGCTTTTCTGTCTCCCCTGTTGCCTTGAACCATTTCTCGACCCAGAGGGAACCAGTTTCTCCTGTATGTCTCTACGAAGTACCCACGCTCGTCTCCGTGCTTGTCGGGATGAACTATTAATACGTCTTTTATTTCCGTACACTCTTCAAATTTTGGCATTACTCTACCTCTACTACGCTGTAGTCACTTATCATCAGTTTCAGTGCTGACGGTTTTTGTTCTGATTGTTTTACAATAGCCGAACGTCCTACTAGAGAGTCGCTCATTCTTGCAATATCTGTGACTGTGCTTCCTTTAAGAAGAACGGAGTTTTGAATTTCTGAATTTCTCACAACGCAGTCAGGGCCTATGGATGTGTATGGTCCGATATACGAATCGGAAATTATTACATTATCCGCTATAGATACCGGCCCAATAATTCTGGAATTGTATATCTGAGACTTTCCTATTTTTACTTTTCCGTCTGCCGTAAAAGAGTTAAGAGGGTTGTCGTATATGTCTCGTTCGATAGCGTCAAGAACGAGCCTATTGCACTCAAGAAGAGGGTCTTTTTTGCCAGTATCAATCCACCAGCCATCGAGTATCTCGTAAGCCACTCTGCTGCCAGAATCTATTAAGTTTTGTATCGCGTCCGTTATTTCAAGTTCGCCTCGCGGTGAAGCTTTTATTCTTTTGATGCTTTGATGTATTTCTTTTGAAAACATGTAAACACCAACTAGCGCCAAATTGGATTTTGGGTTGGCTGGTTTTTCTACCAATGTTTTTATTCGGCCGTCATCACCTATTTCAGCAACTCCGAACTGGCTAGCGTCTTCGACTTCTTTCAGAAGAAGTTTTGCGTCGAAACCGGCCATACCGTCAAGTACAAAAGAGGTAAGACTGGACTCAATCATGTTATCTCCTAGATACATGACGAAATTATCTTCACCTAGAAAATCTGAAGCGATGTATACGCAATGAGCCAAGCCAAGCGGAGCGCCCTGAGTTATGTAAGTTATTTTTGCACCAAAAGCCGAACCGTCCCCAACGGCCTCAATTACTTCGTTCGCCGTAGAGCCAACAATGATTGCAATGTCGGTTATTCCAGCATTAACCATGTCTTCTATGCCGTAAAAAAGTATCGGCTTATTGGCAATGGGGACTAACTGTTTTGCGCTCGTGTGTGTTATTGGCCTAAGTCTCGTTCCAGAGCCGCCAGATAAAATTAAACCCTTCATTAGCTCAGTTCCTGTGTCTGATTGGTATTTCTTGTTCGCTCGTTGGTCGCATGATTTAGTGAGGTAACAACAAGTTGTGCTATTTGTCGGTCAAGTGTGCCAACAACCTCCCATGCGTCCACCTCTGCAGTTGAGCACAGTAGATAGCAGAAAGACGGATTATCTGGAGGAAAGGAGTATGCGTAAACTGGACTATTTGTCATCTTCTTCTTCAATCCAACCATCGATTATTTTCATTATATGTTCTTCTGACATATTTAGACTTTCGGCAGTTGGTCCCCACAGCCATTCTCCGTCTTCGTTCATGCCTTTTATTTCAATCAAGTTTGCTTTTCGAAGATGTTCCATATCGTCAAATAAGTCTTCTTTTGTGTACTGTTCGTCCATGTCTTCACTTTTCTCCTATTAATAATTTTTAAGAATAAACACTGTCAATTATGGATTGAACAATATCTTTGTCTTCAATCCTGGTGACTGGAATTCGCTGAGCATGATTATGAAGTATGCAGGATTCAGATTCTTCATACCAAGACACGACGTTAGCTATGGTGACGTTAATCGGTTTTTCGGATTTCATGTTTTTACTTTCTGTTTGGTGGGCCCTCTGGGACTTGAACCCAGGACTGACGGATTATGAGTCCGGCGCTCTAACCAACTGAGCTAAGGGCCCGATTTATTACCCTTTAAGCTCGCATCCTCTTTCGTATGCCCTATGGGCAATCTTGTTCACTTGGTCAGATAGGCGGTCGGAAACACTGCCTGGATTGTCGTAGTCGAGTTCCTCCATGAGCCATTCAAACATTTCATAAATGGCATGCTCCAGTAATTCAATTTGTTTTTCTGACGACTCTGGGATGGGGCCTAGTTTGTATTTGCCAGTTTCCCATTCGCGATAAGTGGTGTTGGTGAATTTTGTGTTACTCATTGTTCTTTCTTTCTTTTTATTTATGTGTGCTTGAATTCGGCATCACAGATTTAGGCGGGATTGGTAATCCCCCAGCGTTCATTCGTAGCCATGTTTTTTCGTTGACTATTTCGTAGGCCCATGCATCCTGGGTATAGCCATGATTTGCAGGGTGTGGTCGTCTGTCGATTAGTGACTTTAGAATTGCTCGCTCTTTGGTTTCTTCGATTGTCACAAACCATCTTTCTGCTGGGTCTGACGTATGCCATATGACGTAAACGACATCGTTCTCAATTCCTGCTTGTGTAAATTTTCCTATGGTTCCTTTATTGTTTGGCATTTTTACCTTTCATAGTGCTTTCGATGGGGGTGAGTATGTTCGCCAAGTCGCATGTATCTCAGGGTCACTATTTCCGTCCCAGTAGGTAGGGATTTCTCCGAGAATTGTTGCTGCGTCGTGTATGTCTGAATCCATCTTGGGGAGTTCTGTATCGAGAGTGTCAAGCCATCCAGCGGCCCAATAGTCTTGCGAGCGTGCACTCATCACTTCAGGCATCCAGATTTTGAGAAGACTTTTTAATTGTTCTGCTTCTTCTCTTGTTTGCGAGAGCTTTTCTTCAAGAGCGTGACAATGCTCAATCCAGAATCTGAGAGCTCTGCGCTCTTCTTCGCGTTTTTGCTCTGGAGGTAGGTCAGGCATTTCCATTTTTTATTCCCTTTTATTTTTGATTGCTGTTTTTATCTAAGTACTCGTGTATTGCTTTTCTGAGAAGCGAGCCTACTGATAGTTTTTCTTTTTCCGACACCAGTACTAGACGGTCGTGAAGCTCTCGCGATATGTGTAGTACTAGTTTTTCGTAATCTGTTAATTTTTTCATAATTCCTTCTTTGTGCTGGAGGCGAGACTTGAACTCGCGTGTCACCATCTACCCTTTCTACACTTTATAAGAGTGAGGGGATACTCCAGCCATCGCTTTTTGTGGCTAAAGAGCGATGGCTATTCGAATGTTTTCTGTTAAGCGGCTTTTGCTGTAACCGCCCCTCGAAGGCACTAGTCCGCCGAATGCGCCGTCTTTAAACATTGCAAAAGCAGGAATTGACATTACGGAGTAACGCTTGCCAAATTCTGGAAACTCTTCTATGTCCATTTTTGCAAATATTACTTCTTCGGCCATTTCTGTTGACAGTTCATCGATGAGTGGTGCAATTATTCTGCAAGGCCCACACCAGGGTGCCCAAAAGTCAACAATGACTGGTTTATCTGCGCTTTGGATAAATTCATCAAAAGTGTTTGCGTTTAGTTCTTTTGTCATTTTTTTAATACTGCTTTCGTGTCTTGATGTCTTTTAATCTAGTCGTAGATTTGATTGATTAGCAAATCCTGAACGTGTTCTTTCATTAGAAGAAAACCACGAGCAGGATTGTCGTTTCCGCCAAGATTTATCTTGGTTGACTCGTTGAATGTTTCATGGTTTGCCCGCAGGTATCTTTTCACGCGAGCAACATCCACAACAACAAAGCCCTGAGACGGAGAAAATACATAGACCCACCATTTGGCCGTGGTTACATTTATTCCACTTTTGTGCCAGATTCTGTTTCCGTCTGCGTCTGTTATGGCTCTAGGGTTCTGGTCGGTTTCTATGACCATTCTCCCATTTCGGTAGCGGTCTGTTTTTACCTCAAAGGAACCGTTAGACAAATCATCAAGAAACCCCTCTATCTCTTTTTCGCTTTGTAGCCCAAACTCTAAGTCTTTTTTGAAGTCAAAAGACCGGGCTGGGATATCGAATGATTCCTTCATTATCCTGCTACTAATTGATATTCTTCTGGTGTTTCACGGCTCATCGTTACGCTCATTTCACCCTTTTCATTGAGGCCATCATCAACAGTCAATCCAAGCATTCCTGCTATTAGTTCAGAGATGTCTTCAGCAGCCATTTGTGTTTCACGAGCCTCTTCCGGACTAGCTGATTCTAGCCCCATAAAGTTAGATATTGTTTCGGCAAATAGGTCTATGAGGGAGAGTCTAAGTTCTGTTCCGTTTTTTGAATTCATGGTTGACATACTAGCGCAGGACGTGTATCGTGTGCTTGTCCAGGAATGACCCATTCCGAGGGCAACCATATAGAAAAGAGATAACCCATGAATTTGGCCCCAATTACAGTGGTCGGGAACCTGACAGCAGACCCCGAACTCACCTACACAACATCAGGACAAGCAAAACTGAGCTTTTCCGTAGCATCTACACATGTTTGGTATGACCAAGCTGGAGAGAAGCAAGAGAAGACAAGCTACTTCAACATCGCCGCTTGGCGTTACTTGGCTGAGAACTCAGCTCGCACTCTCGAAAAGGGAATTGGCGTCATCGTGTATGGCCGCCTAGAGCAGCGTTCATACGAAGACAAAGAAGGCATCAAGCGTTCAGCAGTTGAACTCGTAGCAGAAGAAGTTGCTATTTCAACAAAGTCACTTGAGACCATTGAGCGTCGTCAGCGAAGCGAGAATGCCCAGTCAGCAGCCCCTCGTGGACAATCAGACCAACAGCGCAGAACCCGCCCAAATACCGCAAAGGTACCTGCTGGCGGCCTTCTTGAGGAAATTGACTCAGACCCGTTTTAGTCCGCTCACGGGCGCACTGAGCGTCTGAGAACGGTTTACAGAACCAACAGAACACCCAGCTGGCGAGATTTTCTCAAAGGCTGGGTGTTTTGTTTTGTCCAAGCTTACATAGATATATATTTTTAAAAAATGTTTGAAATATGTTGCAAAAAACCAAAACCTTGTTTATGATTTCCTTACCCATCCACCTACATAAAACTGGGAGTCAATAATGTCAGAATATAGCAAGCTTCGCGAAAAGGGAATCAACCGAGGTCGGCCTAAGCACAGTCCGGAACAAAAGGCTGAATCACAAATGCGCAACTCGGTCCGACAGGAAGCACGTCGGAGGGCTCATATGGTTCTCAAGGCACGTCATGCCGAAGAATTCAATGCAATTTATGAGGCAGAGATGAAAGACCTCGTTAAAGAGCTTTCGACAGCTCAAAAAAACGCACCGAAGAAGTCCGCAAAAAACTAGTCTTCTGTTTCGGCTTCTTTTTTGGCATTCCTGTAGGAGTGTTCTAGGACGGCTATCAAATCGAGTCCTCTTTCTTCTCCGTCATGATTTCTTTTTGAGTCAATGGCGTTTAAGTCAGCAAGGAGTTTTATGTCTGCGTCGATTCCGGGGAAAGTCATATCAGGAGTCCTTGTCTTTGTGATTTTTAGTATTTCTTTTGAGTACTTTTTTCTTTGAGGAACCATAGCTTATTTCTAGCCAGTCGTCAAAGTCCTCGTAAGTTCCAACACTGTGCTGTACGTATCTTTCGTATTGAAACAAGAGGCTTAAGTACTCTTCATTGTTTTCATCAAAACGTGATGGCATAGGAATACCTTATTATCTTTTTCTTGCTTTTTTAGCAGCTTCAGTGTTTGAAACGAACTGGCTACCTTTTCGGCTGCCAAGTATTTTTTTCCTGTTTGTCGCAGCTCTTTGTGCTGGCGTCAGTTTTGCCCACGCCTTTGCTGGAAGATACCTACGGGTTCCGCCCTTACGTATCGCTGGCTTGCCATCTGACGTGCTCCATTTCTCACGAGTCCACGTCTTTAATGAGCGCTGCGCCTTACGTGGAGCCCCTCTGTAGCCTCCACCGGCCTTCCTGTACTCCATAGCCAGTAACTGAGCCTTGCGGGCGCTCCACTGTCCAGGTTTGCCACCTTTGGAGCCAGCCATTATTCTATTTTTTATCCGTTCACGCACGTCTGGTTTCGTGTAGGACATCTTTGCTGTTTTTTCAAGAACATCTGGCGCTCCGTCTGTAAAAACAGATGCGGCCTCTTCGACCCATGCTGGTGAATCTGGGGAATTTTTATGGTCTCTCATTTTTCATTTTCTTTAATCGCTTTTTCCGCTTCACCTATTATCCATGCAGTTTCGGCGTTTAACGTGTAAAGCCATGGATGGGATTTTGCGAAGTCAACGATTACCTGTGAGCCGTCTTCCCCGCTGAAGTCAATCCCTACGAATCTAAGCACGTCATAGATGCTTTCAACACCAGGGATGTCTATCTGTCGATACTTGGCCCAGTCTGCGTTCTCTTGGGAATCGTCAATGTTTACTCTATTCGTCGCCATCTTTTTTCTTTCGAGTCTTGAGTGGCTTGACGTATCTGGATGGCATCGGGGTATTTAAAGACGGTATGTCCAGGAAAGAGGGTTTGCTCTCTTCTGGTTCGGGCTTTGATTTATTTTTCCCAGTTGTGCGTCTTTTTACAGTAGGCAGCCCTCTGGCCCCTATTTGGTTCAGTTCTAAGCTAAAAACTTTTTTCTGGTCTTCTTTTTTACCAAGGGCCATAGTGTTCGTTTTCTATCATGTTTGCTTCTGCTTCCTTAATGTCGTATCTACTTACGTCTGCTTCTTCAATATTTCCAATGCCATAGTAGAGAATCTGTGGAAACTCTACTCTGTTGCCGTTTGAGTAATCCCGTACCCACACCAGACCGTCTCTCTCGAACTCTGTCCATGCATGTGGGAATCTGAGCCCTTCTGCTTCTCCTCCGGTACCAAGAGGATAGCCATGTACTATTTTTACATTTTCGTAGGCATCGGCCAGTTTTCTAGCCTGCTGTATTGCTTCACTAAAGCAGTCACCCTCTCCATCGGGGACTTTTTGATTAAACTTTTTCTCAAATTCGTCATCGTGAAGCTGAACGCTCTTTGGCTTTGCTTTCTTTGAAGGATTTTTGCCAGAGGATAATCTCGTGCTGTTTTCTCCGTCGGTTTTGAGAACTAGAGCACCCTTTTCTTGTGGGTCAAAAGCACCAACTTGGCGAAGCGTGATTATTTCTTTGTAAGTCTTTGTTGGGTCTGGATTTACGCTAACAACTTCAAGTCTTCCTCCAGAAACGTATTCACGTGGAGTCATTCCTGTTTCCTCGTCTTCCATAGCGAGGTAATAATCTTCGTGGTCTTCAGGCAGTGACTCACCTTCCCATTCAAGCTTTATGGTTTCATTCCCCACTTCATCCAGCGTGTCTTTTATGTCTGTTTTTAGTTGTCGTCTCTCTGCCGGGTCTCTGGACTTTTGATAATCATCAACAAGTTTTATAAGCCTGTTAGCAAACTCGGTATCGTTCTCAATATTCTCTTCGTCAGAGACTCCGTTTTCTATATCAGCCAATATTGCTTCTGCAAATTCATTGACGTTGTAAAGAGTGTCGCTTTCATACCTGCTAGAGAAGACTGGCTCAAATGTTCCGCCCGTTTGATATGACCCAGGGAAGTCTTCTAGCACCAAGAGAGCGTCGTTGCCGAATCTTGTCAAGAAATGGTCCCCACTAGGAGATGGACCTATTTCAACAAAAGCAAGTAACGGTATATCTACCTGATTACCGACCTTCATTGTGTCGAAGAACTGTTTTCCTTCTTCTGGAGACGAAAACGCCATTGCTCTATATAGATAAGGCTGTTTTTCGTATCTTGCTTTGTTCGTTAAAGAATCGACAATGCTTGCCATAAGATAGCGGGCTTGTTCGGTTCTCTTTTCGGGAGAAATAGCTGTGTCAAATCTTGAGTTTCCAAAGAACCCACCACTTTGAGTGATATTTGGGTCTCGTTCTGAGTACTCGTCTATTCCAGCAAGTTCGTATGCGGCTGTTCTTATTTCGCGACATGGGTCCCATTGCATCCAGTCTCCACCAACAGACTCTTTGACTATATCGTCTCTGTCTTCTTCGCTATCATCAGGAGATGCTCCAAGAACTTCAAAATCAACAATCTCTTCAACTGTTTTCCATTCTGGAGTGTGTGATTTCTTGCCTGAAGAAAGTTTTTGGACCGATTCAGAGGACTGGTTATCGGCCGTGACGTATCCCTCGGGCATTATTGCATCAGTGAGGTTTGCACCAGTCAGGTTTGCCGCTTCAAGGTTTGCGCCAGTGAGGTTTGCTTGGGTTAGGTCTGCGCCAGTCAAGTCTGCGCCCGTTAAGTCCACCTCAGTGAGGTTTGCTATTCTTAGGTCTGCACCACTTAGGTTTGCACCACTTAGGTTTGCACGAGTCAGGTCTGTATCAGCCATGTCTGCAGAAGACAGATTTGCGCCAGTCAGGTTTGCTTTATTCAGCTTCGCACCCATTAGGTTTGCAGAACTCAATTCTGTACCGCTCAGGTTTGTATCAGTCAAGTTTGCATTCATAAGGAATCCAGCAGTAAAGTTTGCATTGGTCAGGTCAGCACCACTCAGGTTTATATTGTGGCCGTTTGCACCAGTGAGGTCTGCGTCAGTCAAGTTTGTACCAGACAGGTCTACGCTACCCAGTCTTACGTTTTCAAGTCTTGCGCCTTCCAGGTTTGCATTTGAGAGGTCAGCATCTATTAGGTTTGCACCCGTCAGGTCTGCACCGGACAGGTCTGCGCCACCCAGGTTTGCACCACGCAAGTCTGCACGAGACAAGTCTGCGCCAATCAGATTTGAGTCAGACAGGTTTGCGTTATTCAGCTTTGCGTTTGTTAAGTTTGCGCCAGACAGGTTGGAACCAACCAGGCTTGCGCCGGATAAGTTTGCTTCAGTGAGGTCTGCACTGCGTAGGTCTGCGTCTTCTATGTCTAGGTCGCTTCCGTCTATGAATGACAAATCTGAACCAGGCTTTATAAGCTCTTCAATATTTGAAGTAGTTAATTTAGACGCTCTCCCTTCTCCGGCAATAGCTGACATCGATGCGTTTTTTAATCTGTTTCTAGCACGTGTTGCTTCCTCACTGTCGTACGCGAGAATCGCAAAAGCCTTGACCGGCTTGCCAATAACAACTACTTCATCTTCAGAAAGACACCCAAACCCGCTCAATGGGTGTGAAAATATATCTTCAACGGGAACAAAAGCTTTAAGCAGTGTAGGCTCCAAAGGTCCACCTACTTCTCCTCCAGAATTACTAAAACCCAAAGCGACTCCCGAGCTCGTGCTCCATGAAGATAGTGGCCGCATTGTTGTTTCTATCGGTGAAATAACTCCCGGGGTTAAATCTATATTATTCTGAGAAAATCCTCTGTATATGGGTACGTGTGTAACCCCTTTTGTTTTGTAATAAAGCTGAGTAGCATCATATATATTTTGGAGAATCGGTCTAATCATTGCTGATTGAGCATCCGTCAATTCGGGAGCTCCGTCAAATTCGTGAGCCGACATTTCCTCCCTTTCTTCCGGGAGAAGAGCTTTAAGCGGCCAAGTTGACCAACCCACGGCTTCGGTCAATCCAAACATCTTTCTTATTTCATGCTGAACTGCAAGAGCAACCGGGTTTGCGTTGTTGGCCGAGATTGCCCAAGTATGAATAAGGTCGGAAATCAGAGATTCTCGAACAAGTCGTTTTCCTTCGGTTGTCTCTAAATCAAAGAACACAACTCCCGTTTTGTTTGTGTAGCTTTCCCGCTTTGATTCAAAATTTCCAGCTCTAGAACGTACGTTTGCTACTAGATGCTCTTTTAGTGCTTTTTTAATTTCTGGCGAATCAATGTTTGAACTATCTATTTTAAGCAAACCCGAGTCGCGTATTTTCATGAGTTTTTCTGCCGTTAGCCAACCTTTAAACTCAGACATAATATCTGCAAATTTTTGACCATAATCTTCATCACTAATATCAAGAGACGACATTGCATCCATGACGCCCATGTTTACTCCACGACCCAGTAATGAAATTACTTCATAATCGCGTTCTCCCGTGTTGGGATTTATTTCCCCTATTCTGGCAAGCCCGAAAGCTTTACTTTCTTGTAGTTCAACTGCTTCGATAAGGCGGTTTAAAAGTCCACGCCGTGGCTCTATCTCTTCTAGAAACTCTCTTCTAATATCGTCAGTTCCAAGTTTCGTCATTAAATAAGGGGTAAAAAGTGATTTTTCGCTACCGTCTGTAGCCATTAATTCATCAAAAGAGGAGCCAAAAAGTTCGTCAAAGTTTTCTTTTTCTAGCCTGTCTAATATTTCGTCGTAATATCGTGCTCTACCAAGAATGTCGTCATGTATTTTTGCCGAAATAATACGTCCGCTTTTTGTATCAAAAGCACCCCTAGCAGCCGTTCTTCTTTCCGTGCTCGCAGCATCTGCTGGTAGGTTTTTTACAGTTTCGTACATTTTTTGTACTGCTTTAAAAGTTTCCGTACTGTGAAAACCGAAACGGTCGTTGCCTGCAGAAAAAACTTTAATAAAATCTTCAACATCAAAATCTACCGAGCGAGACAGGTTTGCGGTAATTGCTTTCTTGGCAATAATAGAAGCTCTTGAACCCATCCCTATCGAGTCAATACTTCCATAGGCTCCTTTGTCGAATTCCAACGCTATAGACTGTACGTCTTTTAGTAACTCGTTCTTTAAGGTGTCTTCATCAGGTATTGGTAAGGCTTTAAGCAATTCTTCTGACGGTTCGGTAGCGAACGAAACCAGGCCTTCAGGTCTCTCCACTACTGGAGGTTTCCTTTTTTCCTCAACGGTTGCTTCTTCAGTTTCTTCTTTTCTGAATCTTGAGAAAATTGTTTTGCGTTTGTCTTTTTTGGCACCCGATGAAAGGCGATTTTCCGAGCCAGCTTTAGAATCGCTCCATGGAAGGTTTTTTTCGTCAACGCCAATTAGCGTATAAATGTCTTTTCTGAGTTTCTTGCTCAGGGTCTTTTCTGGCATTTCCTTGTTTGGATGCATTATTGCAACAAAGGCTTCTGCCATGGCCTCTCTTTTGTTTATGTTTCCGTAAGAGGTGGATAGGAGAGGCTCATCGGGGTGGGCTCTGAACATTTCTTCAGGGCTTCTTCCAGTCAGGTCGATGAACTGCGAATAGATTTCTATTCTCTTGTCGTCAGTTTCGTAGTCACCGTATTCTTCTGCAACATCAAGCGAAGCTACGTATCTTGGGTCAGAAAGCTTTCCAGTTCCATAATATGAGCGCATTTTTCCTGAAGCGCCGTTTGTTTCCGTATCCCAAAGCGCTCTGTGATGTATCCAGTGTCCAAACTCGTGAACGAGTGTTCCTTCTAGGGACCTATCTATGTGAGCATCTCGTGGTGCCGGAACCCGGTCTGGGTCTAAACTTATTGGGTAAACACCCTTGTCGTCATTAAGTAACGATTCTCTATCTATCAGGGCTCGTGGAGAAATACCTATAGACCCCAAGGAACGATTTGCAAGTCCGCTAACAAATGGGATTTTTTCTGTTCCGCGTTGCTTGGCAAGAAGCTCTAGTCGTTCTTTCATGTCTGGACTGTTTTCGTAAGCGTCCATTCCTTCGCGAGTGAACGGAACAATCAATGGTGCTCCGAAGTTTTGCATTACCCACATAACAGAAGGGGAAGAATCCAGCAGGTCTTTTACTAATTTCTGGGTAGCAGCTATTGATTCTGGAGAATAATCAACAGGAATATTAGTTGAGTCTTTTTGTAGCTCCTCATAGTAGTTCTTGATGAATTTTTGCTGTTTTTTACTGGCTCGCCAGTTTGGTCCAGCAATATCGTCAGCCCACATCTCGAAATGCTCATCAGCATTGACAGGAACAACAACCTTAGAAATTTCATCAGAACTCAAACCGGAAAGCCACGTTGAGGAATACCTACTAATCAAATTTCCTGAAGAGTCTTGAGTTCTGTAGCCAGTAGCACCAGTTCCTTTTCGCTCCTTTGACGGAGCATTCATTGGTATTAATTCGCGCTGTCTGCCGGAAGAAAGACGATTTGAATTCTTTGAGGGAACAGGTCCAATATTGTCTATTGCGTTGTCGTACGAATCTATTGTTGAACGATATTTTCCTTTTTTTAAGATTTCTAGAATTTCACTATCGCTCATTCCGTCTATTGAGATTCTCTCATTATCTATGAAGTCTCGAAACCTTGAGAAATGCTCACCTATTTCGTCGGATATTTCCCTGCCGCTAGTATGTCTTGATTCGTATAATTCCTCTGCATCACGGTTTCTAATTTGAAGATACGTACGAACAACATCTGCATCTGACATTTCTGATTCTCTATAGAATCTCCCTACTTCTTTCCTAATTTCAGATATCGGCGGAATGCTTCTTTTGGCTCTAGCTCCAGAAGAAAGCCTTGTGCTTTCCTCTTCTTTCTGGGCTGAAACAAAAGACTCTTTGTCTGATTCAAACTTTTCAATATCTGCGTTAAATTTATCGTTGTCTGCTTTTAGTTTTGCGTCTCTTTTTTCTTTATCCAAGACGTCAGTGGACCATCCGTTCTCAATGGCTCTATCGATTATCTTCTGCATAACCTGACTGGTTGCGAAAGCGTCGGCATCGGCGTTGTGGTGACCCTCACCTAATTCAACATCCAAATATTCGGTTATTGCAGCAAGACTGCTGGATGGTTTTTTATTTCCGTCTCTATCGGTTATATAGGGACCTTCTGGGCTCTCTTCGCTCCATACAGGCAAGGTCATTGCACTTATGTCTCTTGTGTCAAGATAGCCAGAAGGACGCCAATCTATGCCGTCTCTTTCTAACGCATCTTCAAGCACTCTCTTATCAAACGTTGCATTCTGTACACCAATGATTGCGTCTGGTCCAATAAACTCAGCAACTTGTCTATGGGCTTCCGCCATTGGCATTTGCGTAGCAAGCCATTCGTTGGTTATTGGATTACCATCTGCATCTTTAAGGTTTGCTAAAGACCATTCACCAAGAGGCTGTTCGGGGTTCATGAAAAGATTTAAACGGCCTATTTCTTTGCCGTTCTTCATTCTTACAAGACCAATTTGCGTTGGGTTACCGTTTGTGGTTGCTTTACCGAATTCGTCGAAATCTAATCCGGTTGTTTCGTAGTCAAGAAATACCATTTCGGTTTCGGCATAGCGCTCCTTGAACTCCTCCCAGGAATCAACGCCTTCAAATCTTTCTTGCGCTCCTTCAAGGAAAGCACCCAGCGTTGGTTCGCGCGGGTATCGAGGAGCTCTACCACTGGAAAGCCTTGCTGAACCGCTACTTCCAGAAGAAGCCCCAGCCAGCTCTCTTAGTGGTCTTGAGTAGAAGAATTGAGCATTTGCATTAGAAAAAACTTCGTCTGCTTTAGGAAAATCTACAAACTCTTCTGCCGTGGCTTCCGTCTCAAACAATCCAGTATCGTTATTTTTTCTGTACAGGGAAGATATCTTTTTTCTATCTTCTTCAGAAAACATTTCTGGAGTATTGACGATTGCCTCATCAATTAATTTTATAAAATCCTGCTTATCTTTCTCTCCTGCCCAAGAGAAACCATTTTTTGGCCAATGAACAGCACCGGTTGAACCACTGCCGGAATTACCCCAAGTAATTATGGAACGAACATCAAGTTCGTTGTATAATTTTTCATTTCTAGCATTAAAAACAGACCCAATTCCTTGACCTTGGGCACGATTGTTGATGTAAAAAGAGTCGTGAGAGACAATTCGAACGTCTTTGTCATCTCCAGACACCTGAATGAATGTTCTGTATCCCGTCGCAAGAGCCGGTGTACCGTCTTCTCTGGAAATGTATCTTTTTCCATCTTCATCATTAAATATAGCCAAGAGTGCGTCGCTGTACTCAGGAAGTGGCTTAATCCTGAATTCAAGTTGCAGTTCTGTTACTAAGTCACCCTCTTTTATATTTTCTTCATACAGTCCTAATTCATCCTGTTCCGCAAGGTCTTTTTCAGAAGCCTTTTTTACCTTTATCGCTGGCGCATAGGAAGATTGCGGCATTATTTCTACTAGGACTTTTTTTCCTATGTTTAATTGTGTCCCGTCGTCAGCGGTGATGATGACGTCTTTGTCTAGGGTCATCTCGCCTTTAAATACTTCGGCTAACAAGTTGCGAACTCGTTCTTTTTCTAGAGTTCTTTTTTCATCGTCTTTAAGTATTTGTCTCGGCTTTGGTTCTGGCATTCCGGGAGGCCTTGGTGGCGTCGGACCGGTATCAAGCACATAAATATCTTCTTTTTGAAATTCTTCTGACACAATATCATCAAGAAAATTAGCTATCGATTGTTTTTTATCTTCGCTTAACGATGGCTGGGAATCAACTATCTCCTGATATTTTTTTCCAGAAGAAAGCCTTGAGCCGGAGTCTCCCTGCTCTCCTTTGCGTGGTGAAAAGAGACCTTCTTGCGTTTGTGTAGCTTTTTCTGCTTTTATTGGTCCATCCCCACCAGTAACCGAACGCCACCAGTCTCCACCTTCGTCGGTGGTGCCACCAGGGCTTATCTCGTAGTCGGGATTTTCTGTCACAAAAGAATCAAGAAGGGCTTCGGCTATTCCTTGACGACGATATTCTTCATCGGTGAAAACCATTGCCACAACGGCTTTCTTGTTTTCTGTATCCATATTGTAGTCGATGTATGCAACGTTTTTATCCTCGTCGAACGCAGAGATGTAACCGTTGTACATGTCTCTGCCGGGAGAGTCTCCACCACGAGAAATCTCAAACACTTTGCCGTCAATTTCAAAAGACGATACCTGCGCGTATTCGTCGTCTTTTCCATAGCGCGTAACGTTTAGCTTTGTATTACGTCCTTTGCCAGAGGAAAGTTTTGCCGATACGGAGACAGTGGGAGTCGCGTCGGCAAAAGCCCTACCGTCATCAGTCAACGCGTCGCTATGTTGGAGGTCTTGGTCGGGAAATACTTCACGATGAAAGTTAAACATCTCTGTTGCTAATCCACGACGGCGGTGTTTTTCTCTTGTTTCTATTCCGAAAACTTCAATGCCTTTGCCGGATAGGTAGACCTGCATTCCTGCTGATGGTTTAATTTTTCGCTGGTCATCGAGCAGTCCTCTTAGTACATCCCGGTCATCAATGTCCTTCAATGCAAGGGGGGCTTCTTTGTTTGTAAAAGGATTTTTGCCTAGCTCGTTAAATCTGTCGAGAAGGTTGTTTCTTTCTTTCTCAATGTCTGAATCAAGAAATGCGGCTACGGTTCCCGATGTCGTTATGACTATTCTGTATTCTCCGCCTTTGCCTTTGACGTCTTTCGCTTGAACTTTTTTTGACGCCACAAGAGCGCCATAGTCGTGCCGCTCTGTTGGTGAAAGTTGCACCATGCCACTAGAAAGACGAGCAACAGTATTTGGCTTACCTGCTTGACTCTCGGTGCCGACCCATACTGGCTTGGTGGTTCCCTCGTCTGCCCAGCCATCGCCGTCAACGTCTCTTCTCGAACCGGTAGGGTTTCTTTGGCCTGGCTTGCCGCCAGTGGGAAGCTCGATATTGCCGCTTCTTCTTTTTTTGCGCCCTTCGCCGATTGTCGGTCTATTAACTCCGCGAGAAGCTAAATACTGACCAAGTCGCCCTACGGCCGCTTTTTCCTCTTGGTTAGCCGCCAGACCGCGTCTGGACTCCTCGAAAGGGATGGGGAATTCATTATCGGAAGACATTTAGTTAAATAATACCATTAGAAGATATGCGTAAACTAAAGGCGGTTGCCGCATTTGGTGCATATCTTGGCCCAAGGATAGAAACGCATCATTTCCATTGGGTGGTCGCATTCAAGCAGTCTCTTGGCTTCGGAATTAAGAATGTTTCTAATCCACGCAGAAAGGGTTACCTGCTCTATATTGGCAGCTTCTTTCCATCTGCCTCTTTCGTAGTCGTTGGTACGAATAAGGACCTGTTTGTCTGCTGGACCGTCTGAAGCGTCAATTAAAGGCGAGATGGTGGGTGTCAAGGTTTCTGCAACCTTGTCCATAGCTACGCGAATATTGTCAAGTTCTTCATTTTCATTGTTCGATATCATCATCGCTTGGGTCCCTGTAGTTTGGCTCATCCGTTGAGTCAGATACTACTTCAGCGTCGATAATTAAACCTTCATCTTCTTGGTTTTTTCTAAGAATTGCATAAACAGTCTCCTCTGGCAACACTCCAGAAATTGCCATCAATTCCAACAGTTTTCTTGCTTCTGATTCGGCGTCGAAACCAACTGCAGGCATAGTTACGCCTGGTTGTCCAGCAATAGTTGCGCGAACTGTCTGGTTCAGTGTTCCGTCAACGTTTACGTTCACGTTTGTCTGCTCCATGCCAAGCAATTTCGTTCTTCTGTCCATTATGGAAAGAACTTGCTGTATCGCCTTCAGGTCCGGCTCTATCTGCATTTCTGTTCCATCGTCACCGACTATGCGTCTGTGTTGCGTCATGGGCCATATTGCTTGCTGTAGGTTGTCTAAACGCTCCAGCTCCATTCTCAGTACCTCAGGGTAGGCAAGGATGGCTTCCTTGTTCATCTTTTCAAGTTGGCGCTGAATAGACCTAGACACCGAGGCTGAGGAAACGCCAAATCTTCTGGCTATTTCATTTACGGAAGTTCCTGCTTGACGCATTTTGAAAATGCGCATGTCTCTCTCGTTCAGAAACTCTTTAGTAGTAATTGGTTTTGATTTTTCGTCACTCATTTAACAGCCTTAGACCACTCGACGACCTCAAATGGAAATCTGACGCCTCTCTTTATTTTAGTAGGCCATTGGCGCTCGTCACGAGCACCTCTGAAATGGCGTACATCATAAACGTAGCCTCCTAATGCCGTTGGGTCTGGCTGGAGAGAAATACCGAACTCTGGCCACCTAGACCAGACCGCTGAACCAAACGGACGCAGGTCTCTACTTGTCATGCTTGTCCCAAGTGGAGCGTGATGCTCAATCCAGAGAGCGCATTTATAGATGGTTCTAATCGTGTCCAAGTATTTTGCAACTTCTAACGCTATTGACTCAGAAGTTCTGCCACCTGGGTCTAGAAACGCTTTATAAAGAGGACCTATAACCAAAAGCTCAGGCTTGACCGTATCAAGCGCTTCTTCAAGAATCGCCCTATCGCTCGCCTTGAGTAAATCCATACCAGACGGACGAGTTAACAATTCGGCGTTCAGGCGAGACACGCGACCCTGCGACATGGCTTGAAGCGCTATGGAGCGACCAGTTCTTCTAATGATTCTGTCTGGGTTTTCAAGGTCAACAGTAAGTGTTGTGATTGGTTTCATGGGCTGAAACGAAAACGGATGTATTCCAGCCGCTGAAAGAAGCGCAACCTGTCTAGCCAACATTGTTTTACCGACACCTTCGGCAGCAACAACAATAACTCTTTCTCCTTTTTCAATAAGGCCAGGTATAGCCCAATCGTAAGTGTCACCATCGGACTCGTTGATGAAATCGTTCCAGTGAACAAGACGACCAGTGTCTAATGTGAAAGACACGGTAGCCGTTGCGAGAATAAGGCCACTCTTTGCTATTTTTTGTTTATTATTCAGGTCGCTTCTGTCTAAGATTTCTTGAATTTTGGTTAGAGCCAAATCTTCAGGAGAAAGTTCGTCTGTAATCTTTGATTCAGAAACGACTACTTCATTAAATCCATCTGCAGAAGTTTGTTGCGGTTCCTCTTCTTCCGGAATATACGGAATCAGCTCGTCAATGGCTCTACCAGCCTGAAGATGGTCTGTTATGTCCTTGTGTTCTGGACATACCCACACTTGAGCGTCGCATCCCACTGCCTTAAGTTTTTTACAAACATCTAAAGCGTGTTTTAATCCAACCTCGTCTTTGTCGGCGATTATTTCTACAACTAAACCAGCAAGTGGTTCGGTATGAATATCAAGCCATTTCCCAGCACCACCAGGCATGGTTGTAGCAATATAACCAGCGTCAGTCAACGTGTCTACATCTTTTTCGCCCTCCACAACCCATACAGGAGCATCGAACTGCTTTGAGTTTACAACTGCGGGAAGATTATAGAGAACCTTAGGAATGTCGCCGAGACTGTACTCCCAGCCACCCCTGGAGTCTGGCTTTCGCTGACTAAATGTTTTCTTACCATTCTCGTCTACGTATCGAAGCTTTTGAAATATCAGCTTTCCGTTTTCGTCCGTGTAGTCATAGGTTGCTACTAATGTTTGTTTTGTTGAGGGTGTAGATTTTGCGACCACTGGCTTTTTCTGCTGTTCTGAGCTTTTTGGTGGAGAAACTGGACGATAATCTTTGTTCTGTAGATAGTCAGAATCGTCTTTTCGTGGCATCAAATCAGCAACACTTAAACCAACGGCAGTGCATATCTCTTCTACGTTGCAGGACATTCCTCGATGACAGGTAACGAGAACTCTGCCGTCCATTCCTTGTCCAACAGAGAGAGACGGGTTGGCGTCATCGTTTCTGCATGGGCAGCGTGCAATCCATCCAGAGCCAGCCTTGCGAACACCGTCCAATAAGGCTAGAAAATTTTCAGTTTCTAAAGAAGGATTTGTCATCTAGATGGTCACCGAGGCAGGAGTAGGTTGACGGGGACTTTAGGAATCATAATGATGTTTAGTTTTCTTCTCATTTGATGCCTCTCACGTTCTGACGCTCCACCCCATATACCAAAAGATTCGTGATACAAGCCGTAAGACAAACACTCTAAACGAACGGAACAATCTTTGCAAATGCTCTTCGCGAGCACAGCATCTTTTTTTGCTTTGCGATAATTGTCTGAGAATTTTCCTGGCTGAGATTTGTCCGCCATGGGAAACCACATATTGAGGTCTTTTCCGGTGCAACTACCACCTTCGGGAATACTGTCTATACGTTCAATATTGTTCACTAGTAAACCCTGTCTTGCCGTGAAGCGAAATTATTCTCCTGCGATACGGATTACATCGCGTGATGAAAGATACACGACTGCGCTGCGAATCACAAGTTGACCATTGATATCTTCTGAAGCAACATCTACTGCTTCCATTGGAACACCTATTCTAGAAGCAATCGCTGCTCTGGTTTTTTCTATCCGAGTTTCTTGTTCTGCTAAATCGTCATCGTAAAAAACGTTTGAAGGAGAAGGTGCGGTAAAAGACTTGAGCTCTACTTGTTTTTCTTTAGCGCGCAAGCACCACATGCACGCAATATCACTCGATGAAGCTTTGCGTTTTCTAACATCAATATGACCACAAGAAAGCTTGTGCTGATACGTTAGTTGTCCCCATGCTCCTATTTTTTCAATAGAAACAATGGCCCTACGTGGGGCTTTTCGTCGTTCTGTTGTCATTTGGGCGAAGCTTTCCTCTCGGAAAGACTAACGCTTAAACAGTTTTGAGAAGATTCTCTTCAGGGTGCCAACGCGAGCAGGGGCTTCCTTTTTCACAAGGTCTTTAATCTCGTTTGTAGTGGATGAAATGAAATCTTTGAATTCAGATGTTCCATCAACAAAATTAATTTTAATCGTTTCCAATTCGTGCAATGCTTCATGAATTGCTGCTGCTTCAACGGCAGGCTTAACGCTCTTCTTCTTTGGAGCCGCAGCTTTCTTAGCGGGAGCCTTCTTGGCCGGAGCCTTTTTCTTGGCTACAGCCTTCTTGACTGGTGCTTTTTTTGATGATGTTTTTTTCTTGCTATCGCTCATGGCTAAAACAATAGCGTACGGGTATGTCGTACAGGGTAAAACAACTTTATTTGTTTACCCGGATTCCGGGGGTCATTGACTAAGATTTTTTCGTGGAGCAATATGTAAATGATTTTAGTAAAATGGCACTGGCATTGACCTCGGCCCAAATGGCCAAGGATGAAGCAGTCAGTGAACATGGACTAGGAGAAGAGCTCTCGATTCATTTTTTAGCATGGCTAGATAACACCCTCATAGCGATTTGCCAAATGAATGGGGAAACTGGCAAGCTTGACCCTGAAACTAGATTTAATAGATGTAAAGAGTTATGCAAAGTCCTCAGGACGGACATGTGGTCAACTGCGATAACTATGGTTTCAGAAGGATATTGCTCCCTGGACTCTTATAAGACCAAGAACATGGACCTTGCCACCGCTTTTGCTGACCAAAGTCTCCCGGTTTACGAATGCATAACCGTTAGCCACACGTCCATTGATGAAGATACTGACCACGTTTCTCCCGTTTCAATGGTTGCAGCGCCGTACAAGATTGAAGTAGGCAGAAAAGTGAGCTGGAAAGAGGTGTTGGTTTATCCAGAAAAAGCCGACGAATACACTCGCCAGACCAAGTACCCGACCATGCTCCGCAGGGTTTTGCAGATGGACCCAGACGATTCCGTCATTGGAGACAATCTAACCACAGCAACATCTAAGATTTCCGACCTAGGTTTTATAATGCAGAGATTAATTTAAGTAAACTTATATTATGTCTGAATTTTATAACAGCGCTGGATTTGGCGAATCATCGCTCTTTAGAAACGACTCCTCCGGAATAGATATCCACAGGGCAGACAGACAACCATGTCCGGTCTGTGGTCACCCTACTGGGGACTGCGTAGGAGATACTCCCGCTCCGGAGACAATATGGGGATACAACACTTCATCTTCGTTAGACAACTCGTTAACTTTTTATATTGAAGAAGATTATTTTGAAGAACGTGAAATTGCACCCGGCATAATTACGAAGATTCTTGTCTTTAAAAAGGGAAAAAACATTCCTTTGACCACCGCAAAAGAATACGGTTTCATAAAATAAATTTCATCGTCTCTCGACTTTTTCTTTATTCGTTTTTGCGCTACACTCATTTACTCACAGTTATTAAGTGACCTACCTGACAGGAAATTATGAACCTCATTGACGATGAATTTATTGCTTCATACGCGAACAAGCAAGTCCCTTGGGGCTTTAACGGAATGGGA